TAGTCTTTGATAACTTAAAGACTGTGGAGTCAGCAGACGTAGGTGTTGCACGAAGTCGTAGATTACCACTGTTAATATCAGCATCAAATGTGGCGAGAACTGCACCTGTTCTTATCGTTCCATATTCACTCATAAACGCAACTGTTCCGTTGTGAATCACATTGATTGTTGTCATATGATATTGAGTTCCTCTTGTCACTTGAACTTGGAAAGTTGCAGATCGAAATACTGTTGCAGAGATACTTGAGATTGTATCTGCACTTGTAGATGTGGTTGTTAAAGTGTCACTTGAAAGTGTGACAATGCCTGGATCTCCAAGATCCACACCAGATGATGCAGTGATAATACCAGTTGCAAGAATATCATTCTGATCTAGAGATGTAATCGTTCCAGCAACAGATAAGTTACCACTAATAATCGCATCAACAGCGTTAACGTTCGTAACTGTAACGTTAGGTGATCCTGTTAAACCTTGGGCACTGACTGCAAGTGTGGCGTTTGATGCAGTTCCTGTAACGTCACCAGTTAAATCACCTACAAAACTTGTTGAAGTTGTAACGCCTGTCGCAAATATATCACCATCAGGACTCAAAGTAACACCAGTTCCAATGAGAGTATCATTTCTAAATGTGGCAATACCAGCGACATCTAAAATACCTGTTCTGACATTCGCAGTTCCACCAATACCAGTTAATTCAGATCCGTCACCAACAAATTTTGTTGCAGTTATAATGCCTGAGGGGCTGTTTAATTTTATAGAGCTTCCTACTGTTATATCACCAGTTCTATAAAACTTTATTTCATCTGAACCAAAACCAGAACCAATCACAAAAGGATAGGCATCACTCAATGGATAGAAATAGAATCCATCAGTCTTAGTGAAATTCCTAATCTTAATGGAATTATACATCTTGTAATCAATGGTTATTTGACCATTTGCATTGATTACGTTGTCATGTGCAGTGTTAAATGTAAAATCGCCAGTGCGATCTATACTAAATCTCTCTGTTCCCTCAGTTTCAACAAAAAATCTACCAGTAGAACCAGTATCTTCTACCTCTGCTTTTGTGTTACCTTCGGATATTTTATCAGAAGTTCCTGCTGGTAAATTTGTAAGTGCAGATCCATCACCAACAAATGATGTTGCAGTTACAATACCTGTATAAAATCCATCTCCGTCTGGACTGAGTGTGATACCAGAACCAACAAGAGTGTCATTTCTAAATGTTGCAATACCAGCAACGTCTAAGATTCCTGTTCTTACATTTGCAGTCCCAGCAATACCTGTCAATGCAGATCCGTCAATTGCTGGTAGTGTGGATGGGAATCTCGCATCAGGTATTGTTCCAGATGATAGATTACTTGCGTTTAAAGCTGATCCTGTGATGTATCCAGCACCATTAGTCAACTGATTATTATTAGTTGGAATTGTAGGTGTGTTTGAGAAGTTATCATAATCTAAGTAATATGATGCAGCTTGACTGTTTAATTGAGTCGCATTTGAAGCAGTTCCTGTTAACGCACCAATAAAAGTCGTTGCAGTTGTGACACCCGTAAAGAATCCGTCACCATCAGGACTTAGAGTAATACCACTACCAACTTTAATTCCAGATCTTGCAGTGATAAGTCCAACAGAATCAATATTAGTTACATCTTCATATGTTAAAGTTCCACCAATCGTGACATTGCCACTGAATGTTCCAGTAGATGCAATAATTGATCCAACTGTAATATTTGGTGTTCCTGTTAATCCAGCAGATGTTCCTGTGATATTATCACTTGCAGTGATAAATTCAGCACCATTTGTTAGTTGATTATTGTTAGTGGGTATTGTAGGTCTGCCTGATAAACTACTATAAGCACCGTCAAAAGTTGTATATCCAGCACCATTAGTCAACTGGTTATTGTTGGTTGGTATGGTTGGAGTATTAGTAAAATTATCATAATCTAGGTAGTATGATGCAGCTTGACTGTTTAATTTAATTGCATTACTTGAACTCACCTGTATGGAGTTACCCATATAACCGTGAGATGAACACTGATAATGAAGAACAGTTGGTGTAGAATCTGTAACTTCTAAATCAACATAACCAGATCCTACAGTAACTCCTGTCGTATATGCAGTTGCCTTTGCAGCATCAAGATAAAAACGGAATGGGTGTCCACTATTTGAACTGTCTGACACATCAAAACGATATGTTCTGCCAGGCGTAAGTGTAAGAAATGGTGATTGAACATTATCTAAAATATACCCTTGACCACTACCTGTTCCATAATATCTGTGTTCTCCATCTATCTTACTTGCAACTTTAACTGTAATAGTTTTTGTTGATGCGTACGGAGCAATCAGATGACTAAATCCTGAGAACTGTGCAGCGGTGATAATACCTGATGTATTAATTGATACTGTAGTTCCGATTCCAACTGATTTTGGAGTTCCAACTGCATCAGTAAATTCAATCTCACCCTTGGTATCTTGTTTGATTGTAATCGTATTTGCGATACCAATGACAATCTCTTCAAGACCACGAAGTTGTTTTGCAGTTGGGTCAAGAACAATCGAACCTGTACCAATCGTCAAAATTCCAGTGACTCTGGCATTTCCAGTTACAACTAAATCTTCATCATAAACTCCTGTGTCCACACCAACATGAACTTTAGTTGAACTTGTGATACCTGATGCGTTGATCTGGTTAAATACGGATGTTCCTGTTGTACTGATACCAGCAATATCACCACTGCCGCCGCCACCACTGGCGTCTGCACCTACAAACTTACCAGTTGATGATTGGTACTTTAAAAATTTTCCATCTACCTTTGCACTATCTTCATCAACGTCATCAAGTTTTAGAAGATTAACTTCACCAGATCCTGGCCCATGTGCAAGAACTTTGTATAATATATCTCTTACTTGTTTAATTTCTGCCTTGAGATTGTCTACACTTGTTTCATCTGAATTTTCAATCTCTTCTTTTAGATTTGTTTCTTCAATAAATTTAATTGCCTGTGCAACAGTATCACTTATCTTCGGTGTTTTGATTGGTTCTGGTTTAATAATATCAACAACTTCAAATGATGGATTATTATCAGCATCCTCTATCTCTAATGTTGATACATCAAAATCTTCAGGCACACCCACAGTGACAGCTGGTTCTGTAATATCCTTAACTTCTTTTGGATTTTCAATTACATCTATTATCGAATCTAGTTGTTCGATTAATTTTTCTTCTTTCTTTTTTTGTTTCTTTATATTTACTTTTGCTTCCTTAATACCAGTAACCACAGTCGAAGTTAAGACATCAAGATTGATGTCTGCTTCCTTGAGAAGATTATCAAACTCCTCTTTCTTCTCTTTCTTGGCCTTTCCGAGAAGACTAAAAAATTCTGTGAGTTCTGGAGATTTCATTTATCATCTTTATTTTGATTCTTGATTAATTTTGATAACTCCGCTGTTGATCCT